TAAGCTTTTGGCTTGCCTTTATTTTGTGAACCATGTCGTGAAAGGAAATCTCCCATTCTGCTAAATCCGTGGATTCGCTGAACGGCTCGTCCATCCCCGGCACGTAGAGAGGCAAAAAAGTCTCACCTTCTTTTCTCTCTTTCGCTTTATTTATTTCCTCAACAACGACTTCCGCTTTGCCCATATTGACTTCCTGAGTTTGCTTTGGCGGCTCCATGTCCTGTACTTCCTCTGGCGTGTAAACACCTGCGACACAGCCGGGATATACGGATCGGATACCTTCTGAGATGCAACGCGCTCTGAGCATAGCTCTAGGATATTTGTGCCATCCAGAACCCGGTTTAACCAAGCCGATATTCTTGCCCATCTCGATAGTCCAAGTGACAGACAAAGACCCACCAGCGGGATGACTAAAAACACCAGTAACTCGCTCATCTGTGTACTCCTTCCATTCCACTTTCCCACCCGCTTGCTGGAACCTAGCCATCATTGCGTCTGCTTTCAAGGCTGGTCGCCCTTGGATAACGTGATAGTCACGCGCAGCTATAGCAGGGTGAGAACCTTCTGCCTGTGCTACTAGCATCAAAGCCATAGCTTCCTCTGCTGTCTTGACGTTGAATAGTCCAGACTTGGCAACTGCTACTGCCATCTTTTCTATATCTTGGTACGGAACTAAGTTACTCATCTCATCCCCTATTATTTAAGTAAGAACCTACGTGAACCATTTACTTCAACTACAAACTTTTGATAAACGTCTGGCATAGCTTGTTTAAACAACTCGCTTGAAAACTTCATGCTTGGCTTACTGTTGCGCCACGTTACAAGCGTCTCTCCAGCCACGCTAACGAGCGAACCTTTCGCACCCATATATTCCCTAATCGCAACCTCAACCTTCTCCGCTTCTGTCTCAAGCTGTTTGATGCGTGCCTTGTACTCTTGAAGAACAATACAAGCCTGTTCCACCGCACCAGTTGCAGTTGCCGTTTCCTCACTCGAAATAGGCCAGATAAGTTTGGTGGACTCAACATCACTAGCTTGCGGCTCGGCATTAGATACGACAATTCCCCAAAACTTTGCCATCTCTTTGACAAGCTCATCCTTCATCTCCTGCGTGATAGTGAAGTGGAATGTTCTGAACTTTTGTCCACCAAACAAGACCGCAAGATAAATCTCATCCACGTTATGACAGGCCGCTTCGTGAACGAGTTGCGCCATATCCGCAGCAGGAACCATGTTTGTTTCTTCGTCGAACTTAGACAGAACGCCAGCGTTGTAGTTTTTACATTCAACGAGTATTCGTCCATCTGCTGAGATGTAGTCAAAATGACTTTTAAGCCACGGCTCAGTCTTATGCGATAGAACATAGTCAGCATCCTTCAGTTCAATCCTATGCTTGTCTTGGAATAGTCTAGCAATGGTTGGCTCCATCACTTTACCCATCTGGACTTCTTCCACTTCAGATAGATCAGGCGGCTCCTTCTTTCCCTGCTTAACAAGAATGGCATCTGCTGCCCTACCGTTAGCAGCTAGTCTGGAATCCCCTGACCACCATGCTGCATTACGTATCTCTGGTGCAAAATCATCTGTGTTTGTGCTAGTCATAATTTTTATCCTTAGTTATGAACCAATTTTCATCATCAAGAATGTTTGCGATGGTACTCATAATAGAATTGCTCAATGCTTTATCAATCAAAGCAATGGACGAATCAATGATTTCATCGTACACATCTGGCTGTGTTTTCTTAATGACTTCTAACGTCATTTTTGCGTCCTCTAGTGCTTCAGTGTCAGCTAGTACGGCATTAAACAAATTATCTAAATCTTCTTTTAAACTAACCATTGTTAATCTCCTTGCAAGAATAGTTTTTTTCACTGCCCGACCACCACGGTGTTTTAAATTCGCCTTTGGTTTGACATTCGTGATTAACCGCAGCCATTTGTACTCCGCTAATACATATAATCACCCCAATGACTGCCAATGCCTTCTCAATCATTGTCATAATTGTTGTCCTTTAGTTTGGCTTCGATGGCGCGGCACGTTCCTTGAATACTCATTTCTAAGCAGTCTTCAATCTCTTTATCCGTCAGCCCTACCCATTCTTTCTTTGGCGGTGCTGTGTAGAGCGCGACTACTTTTGCGTGTGTGCCTTTTAACTCTGCCATATGATCTGCGTCTTCTTTCACAAAGTACAAATCGTGCAAGCTAATGCACCTACCTTCGCCTTCGTCTACACCCCACGCTACTGGCTCCGGTTCAGGCTGCGCTAATCTGTCTCTTAGAGCGTCGTGAGCTGGCATAAGTAAATGTGTTTCACTTGTCCAATGCCATAGGTGAATAGCATCAAGCGCTTTTTGTAATAGCTCTCTGTCAGTCATGACATCTTCCTTCCTTGCTCATATAACTCTCGTTTATCCATTGAGCGGTGTATATACAGGTCAAATTCCTCGTAGTCTTTTCGAGGGTCGCACCAGCAATCTTTAGTAAGATCGTGTTTACGGAGATCATTCAAAGGCCAAACGTGAGTGTCTCTACCTGCTTCACCTTTTCCCGTTGCCCATTGTTTGTCAGTCATCCTGCCCCCTTGCGCGAATAGCCTCGGCTGCTTCTATGTATGTTTTGGCATTGAACGCAATAACAGCACAAGCTTCACGTTCTTCTGCTGCAACTAGCTTTGCAAACTTCTCTACGGCTTCATACTTTCTATCGGTATGCAGCCATAACTCTGCTTCTTCTGCTAATCGCACAATGTCTTTTTCAGTCATTGCAAATCCCCGTAGTTTGGTTGTTTTGAGATAAGTTCAGCAATCTCCTGCCTGTCTGCCCCTGTCATATCTATGATTGAGCAAAGCAGTATCAGAGTTGCTGATCCCCATGCAGAGAAGTCATTAGCGAATTCATCTTCCAGAACCGCTGTCAGCCTGTCTATGGCACGATTAACGTCATCTTGGCTAAAGGGTAGGGGCTTCACGCATGGCCTCCTCAAGCTCGTTTAAACGCTCCATGCGGGTACGTTCGGCATCAACGTCAGCATGAAAGAAGATTGCTTTCTCGCCACAATGGTTAGGCAATTGTGTGCGTCTTTCTGAATAGCAATAGGGGTATTCTTCCTTGCCTGTCACTAGGTCAATACTGGTTAGCTTGGGGTTTATGCAGCGGTCACGCTGATTGTGTGGTGTACCGTAGAAAGAACAATCTACGCACAGCTTGATGTCTTTTAAATATGTCATTCCTAATCTCCCTTTAGGGTTGTCTAGTTAGTAGCAGTTTGTATTGCAGCTATTACCGTAACAGCAAGTTGTACAAGTGACGCAACGTCCTTGATCGCAATAGGTGTTGTACGTGCAAGATGCGTACACAAGTGGGGCAGTAACAGCTAACCACAAAGCGAATAGATACTTCATGTTTCCTCCTAAGTTGTAATTAAAAAAGATGATGCAAACGCAATGTAATTGATTATCAGATTATTGTCTATGAATAATAATTATGGGTTTGCAGATAGCAATAGGAACCATCTATCTGTGGATAACCTGTGGATAACTTTGATCTGGCATGGTTCTTGATATATATAAATACAATGAATAGTTCTTTATACAAAGAACTATCGACTATCTATTTATCTCTATATAAAACTTATAATAGGTGCTTAAAAATTAAGCAGTAACATTTACTTAACTTTTTTTACCTTCGGGGTTTTGAATCCCAATGCTTTGAACTTGGCTCTCAGGTCTGTGCTTGCTGATGATGTGTAAGCGAAGTTCTGATCTAGGATTGATACGGGCTTGGGAGTCTCGGCCTTGCCAAGCCTTTTGGGTCTTGCACTCGGCTGCTTGGCCGGATGTGCCAGCGGAGTGACAGCGTATAGTTTCTTAGGAGTGGACATAGTTCCTCCAGAGTAGGGTTTAAACGCGCATACGGGCGCGTAGGACTGATAAATCAGGCATGGGAAGGGAAAGATACCATCCCATCCTGAAAATGGCTTAAAACGGCTTTAAAGCAGTGATGTTAAAACGGCAGCAGAATTAGTCAATTGATCGCGCTTGTCTAAAAAGTAATGCTTCTCATCTGCTGGACAATGGTTTGAAAGCATAGTGAAAGCCACTGCCCCATGCATCAGAGAATCTATAATTTGTTGCAAATCAATAGTCGTATCAATAACAAGATTGTCATTATTGTTATGTTCTGCTGCAACTATGATGCTTTCTTTAAGTTTGCCCATAATATATATCCCCTAGAATTGATTTAAACGCCTTACAAGGCGATAAAAAAGGCTAGCCTATACCTGACTAGCCTGAATGAGAAAAACGTCTTAAATCGTTGTATTTGAAAAGTCAATAAACTCAACCCATGAGCCCTCAATAGGTAAATTTAAGTTTTGCATTTCCTGAAAGCTGAAAATGTCAAAAGAATTACCATCTTGGCTAACCCATCCGAAATCGTTAGACCATAAAAGCTCATTATCGAATGTATTTTCAATAACAAATTTACTTATTAAATTTCTATTAAATTCACAGTCTGCTAGACCATGCTTCTCAATTTCTTTTAATAAACTCATGATAAATCCCCTATGTTATAAAGAAAGTAACAGTACAAAATAAGCGTACATAACTAGAAAGCATATAAAACCTGCAACTATTTCAAATATGGTTTGCATGGTTAGCCGCCTAATTCAGTAAGTAATTCTATTTTCGCTCCGCTGTTTTCAAGCTTTTCAAATTCCTCATAACTTAAATCACCAATAATAAATTTATAATTATTTGGCATAGTTACTAAATGAGAAATGCCATATTCGTATAAATTAAATTCATCACAAATTGCTTGATCTGCTTTTGACATTGAAAGTGTTGACATTGTCTAATCCCCTAAAGTGTAGGAAAGCAAGGGAAAATCCCTTGCCTTTGTTTATGCTGCTAGTAATTCATCCTCGATTAATACCTGCTTATCAGTGCCACAAGCCAGTAAAAAATCACTTGCTTGCTGTGCTAATGCGCTTGCTTTGAATATCGCTCTGCTGTCTGCTTTTAAGCATTTCAACCATGATTCGATATAGCCAGCGTGACGTAAATCGCCTTTGATACCATGTTGCTGGCAAAGAAATGCTGCCCCTAATTCTGCTACTAGTTCTTCAAAAGCATAGTCACTGTTACCGAATCTACCCTTGCTTAAATCACGGTCACAGCGAGTTTTCTCGCTAGTCCAGTGCGTTAATTCATGAAAGAAAGTAGCGTAATAGTGTTCAGCACTTTGGAATGTATTTAGTGCTGGCATACGAATAGAATCAATTGAAGGTATGTAGCAAGCTGTATCGCCGCCGATTGTGTATTTTGCTTGTGTAGCAATGATACGATTCTCGCAAGCTTCAATCTTTTGGTTGTCAGATACCGGCGTATCTTCACTTGCGATAATGTCAATGCCAGTTACTTGTGCGACATTGTAAATGTAGGATACTTTTGCGAATTGGTAGAATTTATCCTCGCCTGAAGCTTCTGCTTTCTTATCCTTTGCTTGTGACCAATAGACAATCTTTGTTGCTTTTTCATCCTTACGAACTCTTGCACCTAGTTCATTCCACTGCTTTAGACTAGCCCATGCTGGACAATCGTATCCTTTGATACCGGATACCATTGCTGTAATGAACCGATTGATACCTCTGTAAGGCTTTCCACTGACTATGTTCTTATCCGCACTGGCAGGTGCATTCCAAGGTTTAACCCAAGGTGTAGCACCCTTCTCTAGTTCCTGAATGATTGAATCGGTAATTTCCTGATAGATAGTCATTGTCTAATCCCCTATTTAATTGACTATTGATAATTGCTTACTTCGATTCTGTTACTGTTTGATAGTGTTCAATTACTATTGAATTAAAGTATTCAAGCATTGGCGATATTCTTTCTAATTGCCTTGTTGCTATAGCCTGAATTGTTTTGTTGTTGCTTGATTGCTCTTGAATCAATTGCTCTCTACGCAAAACTAATGTGACGTGCAATTCTGTTATTTCATCGATTGTTAGTTCTACAGTGTAAGCATTCATTTTAATCCCCTATTTGATTATTAAGTTACTGCTATATAGGATTATGCATATATTATGCCATAACGTAAAGCAATAATTTGCGTAGAACAACTGTATCAAAAGTTACACTTGTAACTGTTACACTTGTCACACTGTAACAATGTTAATGTGATAACAATGCATAGCCTATGCATATATATGTATATATATATATAATGGGTTTATATAATTGTTATATAAGTTGTTTAATATAAATATATAGCAGTTGTCTATACTGTAATTGGGGACAGAGCGAGTGAGGCGCTCTCTCATCGCCCATAGCAAATATACAACAAGGGTATAGGGATTGACGTCATCCTACTAGCTAGTCATTGGCTACTGGCTTAAACACTACGTTATTGCTAGCCAAAAGGGAAAAGGGTTGTGCTTTTCCATTGTCATTGTTGCAGTTGTCTTTCTGGCTATGTCGATGGGTTTTGATCTTGATTGTTGCGTGCCCTATCCCGTTCTCCCCCCAAAGAAATTTACTGTTTTTCTGATGATCTGGTAATCTGTGGTTGAATCTTTCTTGATTCTCCTTCTGTGTTGACTGCGTCTATCTCTCGCTTGGCGCAGTTGTTTTGCCCCGGTTAATCGCCGGGGTTTTTTTTCGTCTGTAAGTAATATATGATTATGGTTAGGAGGTATTGATATGGATAGAGGTGAGGATATGGGAGTTATTATTGATGATGCTGTACCTATGCCGGGTGCTAGGGTGGTTAGGCGGTATCCGTATGCGGATATGGGTGTAGGGCAGAGCTTTTATGTAGAAGGTGTGCAGATGCAAGTGGTACTGAATGGTAATTGGAGGGCGGGTAAGAAGTTAGGTAGGAAGTTTATTGCTCGCCGTGAGGGTGATGGCATACGAGTATGGAGGTCGGAATGAGTCAGGTAATAGCGTTGCATGAAGACTATGTGGATATGGAGGCCCAAGACTATTGGGAGCAGGTTCACCGTATGAACCATGCTGAGCTGGTGATGGAGTTGCGGCGGCAGCAAGCCCGTTCTGCGGGATTGTTAGCTGAGTGTTTGTCTGAGTTATCGAGAATGAAGAAGGTGTTAAATGGAGAACTGTACGGAGCAGAACTCTACGCGGGATAAGTATAAGGAGGAGTTATTGCTATCTAGGCGCATCTTGAAAAACGAGATGAACAGAGCAATAAAGGCTATAAAACCTGCTGAGAAGATAGAGTTAGTGCGGGTGTGGAAAGAAGTGTACAGGCCAGAGATAGTGGACGAGCTTCTGCGTGTAGCGAAAGACAAGGAAGCAAGGCTTCGTATTGCCAACTGGAATCTTGATAACTTTGACGGGGAAAGAATAAAGAAATGAGTCATCCTGCTCAGATGGAGTTTGTTGCAAGCTTGAGGGAAAAGTTTCCTGATTACTTTATACGCAAGAATGTGCTGGAGATTGGCAGCCTAAACATTAACGGCTCTATACGAGAGTTTTTCCAGCAGTGCGTGTATGTCGGTGTGGATATTGGGCCGGGGAAAGATGTGGACTTAGTAGCCAGAGGCGAGAACCTTGTTTGCGAAGATGGTAGCTTTGATGTGGTTGCAAGCTGCGAGTGTTTTGAACACAACCCTGAATGGGTAGCCACGTTTGCCAACATGGTCAGAATGTCCTCAGGGCTGGTTTTCTTCTCCTGCGCTACAACCGGAAGGGCAGAACATGGAACACCCCGTACAAGCCCGTATGACGCGCCCTACTGCGGCGAATACTACAAGAACCTAACTGAAGACGATGTTCGCTCTGCTTGCGATCTGAGCGCGTTTAAAGAGTATGCGTTCAGCGTAGATAACCAAGCGCATGATCTGTATTTTTGGGGGATTAAATGAATTATAAAAATATTAAACACTACGACAACATTACTGTTGTTGCTATCTACGGCAACAATGAAGGAATGAAGGCGTTACCTGCCTTACGTAAAACGGCTGCTTGCTTGCCGGGATCAAAACAACTGTTAATTACTAACAGGCATATTAGCTGTGACGTTCCGCAGAAGATCACTGCGCCTATAGATTATTTTGGGTACAGTAATTTTTGTATGTTTAGCTTATGGAACTATATAGACACAGACTATGCCTTAATTGTTCAGCATGATGGTTGGGCGTTAAATGCTGACAACTGGAAAGATAAATGGCTAGAGTATGACTATATAGGTGGACTGACACACGCTGGACTTGTCAACAATACGTTTATTACTAACTACCAGTGGGTAGGAACACCAAACGTCACTGTTGTACAAAACGGTGGGTTTAGTCTTCGCAGTAAAAAGTTTATGTCTGCGTTGGTTAAGAATGGAATCATGCCATCCAGATATGACGATTACAAACTTAACAATGAAGACATACAGCTAACAGCGTTTATGCGACCTGCGCTGGAATCAGTAGGTATTAAGTTTGCGCCAGATGATGAAGCTAAGTTGTTTTCGTTTGAACATTTGTACGACAAGATACATGACTTAGATAACGTAGATAAGATTTTTGGTCATCACAGCAGATTTAGAACACTAATAGATGATAAGACAATGTTATGGCATTTAAGCAAAGAACAGACAAATGCTATGCTTTTTGAAAACACAGCGTATGACTTATTCTCAAAACACTATAACTATAAAATAATTCAATGATATGAATTTCAATCTTAACCAGTTCTATAAGTTTTGTTCTAAGTTGCAAATTGAAACAAAAGAACAAGGCTTACGTAACCTAGATAATTTATTAGGTACGCAAACTTACGTAATGGATGAAATAGCACAAGGCTTAAAAGATAACATTCACTTCTTTGTTATTTTGAAAGGCCGACAGCTTGGCATTACCACTATTTCTCTAGCCCTCGACCTCTACTGGCACTATATAAACAATGGACTTAATGGAACACTGGTCACTGATACTGAAGAAAACCGGGATATGTTCAAAGGAACACTCACGGCCTATATGGATGGTTTACCAAAAGAGTACAAGATACCCATACTCTCACACAATAGAAACTCGCTTGCGCTCAAAAACAGAAGTCGAATCTTTTATCAAGTCGCAGGGCTTAGAGCGAAAGGAAGTCTTGGTCGTGGCAAGGGTATTACATTCCTTCACGGAACAGAAACTTCGTCGTGGGGTGATGAAGAAGGCTTAGCCTCACTGCTGGCATCCCTTGCTGAAACCAACGAGAAGCGTCTGTATATCTTTGAGTCCACAGCGCGTGGATTTAATATGTTCCACGATATGTACGTCACTGCCAAACGTGCGCGTTCTCAACACGCTATCTTCTGTGGTTGGTGGCGTAACCAACTCTACTCTGTACCCGGCGACTCTAATCTCTACAAAGTGTATTGGGATGGCAAGCTAACGTCAGAAGAAAAGGAATGGACGCGAGATATTAAGAAACTCTACAACGTAGAGATTAACAGCCGACAAATGGCATGGTGGCGTTGGAAGTTATACGAAGGCATCAAAGATGATGCGCTGATGTATCAAGAGTTTCCGCCTACGGAAGACTATGCCTTCATCATGACAGGTACAAGCTTCTTCTCTAACGCCCGTTGTACGGACGCTATGAAGGTGGCTAAGCAGATTAAGTGTGACCACTACCGCTACAGCATGGGTGCAAACTTTATAGATACAGAAGTTTTAAAATCTACAGACAGGATGGCAACCCTAAATATATGGGAGGAACCCATTGATACAGCTTTTTATGTCATTGGTGCTGATCCTGCCTATGGCAGTTCTGATTGGGCTGATCGCTTTTGCATACAAGTGTTCCGTTGCTATGCTGATGGCATGGAGCAAGTTGCAGAGTTTGCTACACCAGAGATGAATACCTACCAGTTTGCGTGGGTGATTGCCCACCTAGCTGGCGCATACAAAAACTCAACACTAAACTTGGAAGTAAATGGCCCCGGTCAGGCAGTCATTAACGAGCTACGTAACCTAAAGCGACAAGCAGCAGCGTTGGGTGGCAAAACCGGACATCAACTGATGGACGTATTGGGTTCGATGAGCAATTACATTTGGCGGCGTAACGACACGATGGGCGGCTTGTCTAACTCTATCGGATGGTTGACTACCGCTGCCAGCAAAGAGCGAATGCTGTCTTACATGAAAGATTACTTTGAGCGCGGCATGATGACGATTACTTCTACAGAACTGATAGATGAGATGAAAACCATCGTGCGTGACGGTGGTTCTATTCTTGCGTCAGGTAGAAATAAGGATGATCGTGTCATGGCAACTGCTTTGGCTTGCGCTGCGTATGCAGAACAGCTCCAGCCTCGCTTGATTGCTCAGAAAATTACAAGGAATGTAAGCAGAACTCAGGAAGACAGCACACCAGAACAGATTGTTGTGGGAAGAACCGTGTCTGACTACCTTAAAAGGATAGGAGT